ATATGACAGACGTGGTGTTAGCATGAGTGTTCAGTCCATGAATGGTCCCACACTACGTGCAATAAAGAGACAGAACAATACAAAAAATGCAGAGTTTGTAAAGAAGGCACGAGAGAGAAATCTTAATGTATATACAGAACTGATCTTAGGGTTACCAGAAGAGACATTGGAATCTTGGAAAACAGGTATCTGTACCTTACTTGATCATGGACAAGACAGTATTGATGTTTGGTTTTGTCAAGTATTTGGTAATACTGAATTAAATATGAATAGGGATAAGTATGGTATTACAGTAGTTAATGCAGAAGATTATGTATCCTTCACTAACAAGAAAGATACTGTAAAGGAGATTGTTGAGATTGTTAATAAGACAAATTCAATGTCAACTGAACAAATGATTGAAGCATACTTATATTCTTGGATGATAATTCAGTTCCATGTAAATGGATATTCTGAAGTACTATCAAACTATCTTCATAGAACTTTTGACATTAGTTATCGAAAATTTTATGATAACTTATACTTATATCTAAGTAAAGATACAACCATATTTGGTAATTATTTCAATCAGTTGAAGGAGCGAATAACTGAATACCTAACTTCTGGTAAAATTATATCAAGCAAAGATACTGGGCATACTCTTGAACTTAGTATGGGAACAGACTTTGACTTCTTTTGGTCAAATAAAGATCTAGCAATCTATTTTGCTAAGGAAGGATGTGGAATGGAGATACCAGAAGACATATATCAACTACAGAGAAACTACATATATAACCCAGAGGATAACTATCCTAAAATTATGGGTGACTATTTGATATCTAATGCTAGACTGGAAGAAGAGCGTAATGATATCTGGACACTAAAAAGGAAAAATCTTTTGAAGAATAAAGTTGAATTTCTATGAGAAACTTATACATGTTCCAACCGCAGTATGCGGTAGAAGTCAGAAAAGAAGACACGTATTGGTTACCTTATAGTGTCGGTTGTCTTTGGGCATACTGCCTTCAATATAGTGATGTTGCTAGTGGATATCATCTAAAAGATTTTATTTTTAAAAGAGAGAACCCAGAAGAACTTGTTGCAAGATTAGAAGATCCCGTAGTTTGTGCATTTAGCACTTACATTTGGAATGAACAATATAATTTGCATGTTGCAAAGTTGATCAAGGAAAAATATCCATATTGTGTTATTGAATTTGGTGGACCTCAAGCAACCGAGAAACTTGCAAAGTATGACTTTATTGATTGTATTATTATCTCTGAAGGTGAGCAATCATTTTTAGATCTTCTTAGAAAGGTAATAATGCATGAACCTTATGAGAGAATCTATAAAAAGGAGAGAATAGAAGATTTAGACTTTCAAAGTCCATATCAATTGGGAGTGTTCAATAAAATAGTCGCAGATAATCCTAATGTTCTATGGTCTATGACGATAGAGACCAATAGAGGTTGTCCTCATAGATGCACTTATTGTGACTGGGGTGGAATGACATATCAAAAAGTTAAGCACTTTGAGTTAGAAAGAATTCAACATGATATTGACTGGGCAGCAAGGAATAATGTTGGATTCATATTTAATGCAGATGCAAACTTTGGTATGTTCAAGGAGAGAGATCTTGAGATTGCCAAGCTCTTCAGAGATGCAGCAAATCGTGGTAAAATAGAAGCGATTAATGTTCAGTATTCAAAGAACTCAACTGAAGTCATCTTTGAGATTGCTCAAATTCTTGGTGATATTAGTAGAGGAGTAACACTTAGTGTTCAGAGTATGAATGAACCAACTCTTAAATCAATTAAGAGAAAGAACATGAGTATCAATAAAATCTCTGAGCAAATTGAGAAGAGTAAAAAGTATGGTGTAAAAACATACACTGAGTTGATACTTGGGTTACCAGAAGAGACTTTAGATTCTTGGAAGGATGGATTTGCCCAGATACTTGAATGTGGACAGCACGAATCTATTGATGTTTGGTTCTGTCAAATGTTTGGTGACACTGATTTGAATAGTTCTTTGTCTAGAGAAGTTCATGGTATTAAGACTATCAAAGCAGAAGACTATATGTCCTTCAGTAAGGATGATCATGGTATTAAAGAAGTCATTGAGTTGATCTCAGAAACCAACACAATGACTAATGATGAACTTATTGAGGCATATCTTTATGGTTGGTTAGTTATTCAATTCCATATCGCAGGATACACTCAACTTGTTGCAAAGCATCTCAATAGTTTTGGAATGGGGTATAGATCTTTTTATGATAAATTATTTGCTTACATAAAAAGTGATCCTGGTGTTATTGGAGATCACTACAGGGAAATTGAAAGATCGGTGTCTCACTACATGAAGACTGGCAAGATCTTAGACCAAGGTAAACACGGACATACTCTTCATGCTGCAAGTTTTGCCTTCATGTTTAGGAATAAAGAAAGTATTTTTGATATTTTATCTGATCTGAATTTGGTTACTGACGACACGTTAAAACTTCAAAGAGCATTTATCTTTGACGAAGATACTGAGTATCCACATCAAATTCAATGTGGTAAAGATACTTACACGGTAGATACCGAATTCAAAGAATTCGACAGAAATGATCCTCACACTGTGTTTATTTTGAGGCGCAAAGGTCTACTGAAGAATCAACTATGTAAGGTTTGAGTGCTTCTAATGCTTCATCCCATAAAATCCTTCTTTCATACTTAGTATTTTTATCCATTAAAGCAATAGTCAGAGAGAACCTGCCATCCTTTGTTGGATTATGTGAACTATGCAGATGTCCAACATTGACTAAACTGCAAGTTCCAACTTCCACTTCGTGCTTTAGTTCTGCAAATTCTTCTCTTGTTACAAGAACTTGACCATGATAGTGGTCATCTGTTCTATCTCCTACGTTATATTCGCTTCTCTCAGGTATATCAGTACTGACTTGTTCTGCGCTAGTGCTCATTCTTAAAACAGTATCTGATTCCCAAAATCTCATGGTGCTTCCTTTAGCACCAAATTGAAAAATTAATTTTGCCCAATCAGCGTACCATACATTATCAGAATGTATTACGCCATCTTCTCCTGGAGGAGTGTAGAAAAATTCTATCCATGTAGAAGTAAACCCCATACTATTCAACCAGGGTTCAATCTTATCGTTGCCCAATTCATTCAAATCGAATGTCTTGTGGAATTCTGGCCAATGAACTCCTCTAACATCGTACTCTGATACATCGATATTAGGAACATAGTCCCTAATATCTAAAAATCTATGATATGGATTCATAATCAAACAATTTCAGGTGCTTCTGTACTGCCTCCATCTTTTACACCATCAAGATTTGGTTCTTGAATTGGTGCTCCCAAATCGTCCCCACCAGCAGGTAGTGGTTCTCCAGTTGTAGGATCAATTGGTGCGTTTGGATCTGGAATAATTCCTGCTGCGATTTCTTTCTTAATCAGTTTATCCTGTTCAATAATCTCCTCGTCAGTTTGACGGAGAATCTTACGACGGACATAATCTTGAGAATAATACTTACCAATGTAAGGTTCTGCAGTGGCAGCAATGTTGAGTCTTTCAGTCATCAACTCTGCATCTTTGAGTTCAGAGAAGTGATTATCATAGAGGAAGTCGTATTGAATATGCTCGGAAATAATTTCCCAATCTTCAACACTAACAATATTTTTGAGAAGTAATTGAGTTCTCAACATGTCATTGAACATGTTGGAGAATCTCTTTCTCAAACGACCAACAAATTTAGTAAACTTAAGTTCGTCTCTAAGAATCTCAGAAGAACGACCAAGATTAAAACCTTCTTGCCCACCAATTCTAGATGATGGTACGTTTAAAGAACGGAAAAGTTTTTCTTGGAAGTATTTGATGTCAGACAATTCTCCAAGGTTTTGACCACCAGGAAGTGTAGAGATTTCTGTACCACGACCACCTTCACGACGAGGTAACCAGAAGTCTTCTAGCATACTCATATATTTCTTATCATCACGGATTTCTCCAGTGTTTGCATCATATACAAGTTTGTTACGATAACGCATCATAACATCACGCAGATATTGTTCTGCCTTCATCTTAGGTAGATTACCTACATCAATGTAGAAGATTCTGCGTTCTGGTGCGCGAGATAATCTGTAGATAACTAAGGAGTCTTCAATCATACGAAGTTGATTGAGAGACTTGATTGCCTTGTGAAGATATGATAGCGTAAGATTTTTATTGCGGTCTACTAAACCAGAGGTACAATATGCAATAGAATCTTTTGAGAATTTAACACCTTCGGTTGCAGAGTTACCACCACCCCTGGCAGCAAGGTTTCCTACTTGTGCAGACTTTGGATTATAAACAAAATATTCTTGAATTTCTGGGAATCCAGTATCTTTAGGATCTTTCTCTCCGTTTGGATTATATCTTACCTGATTTCTATCAGTATTCTTCTTGCCCGCTTGACGGACAAATTTCATTTTTAATGCGTCAATATAGCGCAACTCTTGAATGCCATCCTGAGGATTCTTGAGATCAATTACTTTATGATAATAGAGTCTGCCATCTACGTACCAATTCCTGTAGATCTCATGACACTTCTTATCAAAATCAAGTAACTCAAGGATGTGCTTGAATTCTTCTCTGATTTTTTTCTTTAGTCCATCAGTGACATTGACATTAGATAATTCAATCTCAACTGGACTGTCGTTTGTATCACTTACAATTGCTTCATTGACAATATCTTCAATTGCACCATCCACTTCTGGATGCAGTGCCATCTCTCTATATCTTCTAATTAGATCGTATTCAGATCTATATACACCTTCAATATCAACATAAGATCCAAAAAACCCACTGGTTAAATAATGGTCAACCCCGTCCTCATTGTTTTGAGGAACGGGGGAGACCACACCCTTGGGTTTCTTTTCTTCATTATCCTCTATCGAGAATCCAAATAACTTGGCCATTATAATTTAGGATCGTGGACTATGTACTATTTATCAGTTTATTGCACGACCAGTTTGATCTCTACCACCGTCTGCTGCCCAGTATTGAACTTGGAAGTCAACGGTATAATCCTCAATAGCATCAGATGTATCGTAAGAAAGATCAATCTGAGAGATATTAGTTGGGAAGATATCGTAGAATCTGTAGGATCTCAGTGGGATTTGAGAGTCTGCTGTGGTATTCTCTGTTGAGAATCTTTGCTCACCTCTACCCATTTGGTGGACATATGCGTCAACCATGTAAGAAGAAGGACTGGTAGCGCCAGTGGCATTATCCAGTTTACTGATGTGATTCATCCACTCTTCAAAGGATGTTCTCAGTTTGAAGTCTTCATCGTTGATGACGGTGACAGTCCAGACATCAAAGGTTCTGTCTCCAGCAACCTTAAGAACACGTCCTCTAAATGGAACATCAATTTGTGCAACATTAGATGCAGGAAGTGCTGCAGATTTGCACAAGAAGTTGAAGGTATCGTCATCCCAACCCGAAACAAAGTCGGGGAAGGATGGGATACTTACTTCAAATAGGTTTGGTCTTGCTGCTCCGCCTTGTAATTTAGCTTTGAAGTCGGAGATAGTTTTAATTGTGCGTGACATTGGGGTAATTCCTCCGTGTTTATTTAATCAGGACTGGAGATCAAACTCTACCAGCGACTTCTTCAAACGAGACGCCAGTTCTCGTTGCAACGAATGTCAGTGTCACATAGTTAATGGACTTAGCAGGCTTCAGGAAGATGTCTGCTCTGAATTCGTTGTTATCAATGATATCAGGCGTGTTATTTGTCTCGTCGCAAATGACGAGATAGTCATATACTCCGCGCTTTGCTTGAATATCGCGGAGATAAGGTTCAACAATGTTTACGAAGTTGGTTCTTGTAATTTGATCGTTGAACTCAAACAGTTGTGCTTCTGCTGCCTTCTGCAGTGCTTGTTCTACTGTTAAGAACAGGCGACGAACGTTAATTCTATCAAATGCAGATGCATATGCCAGTGCTGTCTTATCTCCGAAGAGAATTACGCCAGCGCCAGATTGGTTGACAACAGAGTTGATTCTTGCAGAATACAGAGAATCTCTTTGTGTCTTGTTTGGATTGTATGCAAGTTTAATTGCATTCTTAATAACACCTCTTTGCTGACCTGCAGGTGAGAACCATGGATAAGCAACAAGGTTGGTGCGACACATCAGACCAGCAATATCACCATTAGTTGGGATATATCTGAATGCGTTATTGAATCTGTCATAAGTGTACTTATAACCACTATCAAATACTGCATAAGAAGAAGATGAAAGTGGACCGAAGTACTCAAGAAGATTCTGTGTTTGGGTAACTGGATTTGTAATATCTACAATTCCAAATCTATGAGGACCGATACATGCAACACAATCCTTTCTACCATCAGCAATGGAGATCAGTTTGTTTGCTTTCGCTTGACTGTCATTCAAGGTATCCATTCCAGGACCCATGATTAAGTAGTCAACAGCAACGTCTTCTTTATTATTAAAGAGTTCGTAACCAGAAATAATTGCACCAAGATCGGACTTCATGGAGGACTCATTAGTAGTTCCACCATAATCTCTACCTGCGGTCAAGGTATATGTCTTGGCACCAATAGAACTAAAGTCAGCGCCAGCAGCAGCTCTATCCCACTGTTGGTTGTTGATAGCATCCTCAACTGCGAATGAAGTTTCGGTATCTCCATCTCCAGTAGATCCAGACCAGACTTGGGTAGCTTTTGGTCTATGCTTAATGCTGGTTGGTGAAGTATTGTTGAACAGGTCGTTCTGAGTACTTTGGTTTGTTCCAGCGTAGATATACTTGGAGAAGTCTGCAATATACTGCTTGTAGAATGTCTTCTGTGGAGAATTTACAGCAGACACCGAGTCAGTTGCTTTGGATAGGAAGGTATGCTTCTCAAGGATGTTTCCTCGGACGCCAGTAATCTTTCCGCTATCATCTACAACAACTACGTGCATTTCGTCATTGAATCCACCTCTCTCAGCAGCATATGCTGATGTACCTGGTTTTGGTGCAATCGTTCTCCAGTAGATAGTGGAGTTATCAAGACCAAGTGTACGAGAATTGTACCAGTCATCAACACCAGCGACTACAACTCTAGAGTTGCTTTCCGCTACATTTAAGACAACTTGGTCATCTCTCAGAGTGACTACATTAAGTTGAGCATCGTCTCCAGGAGTTACACCACCGATCAGGTTTCCTGGGAGTGTAATTACTGTGCCAACAGCATATCCAAGACCAGGAGCAGTCATTGTGACGGTTCCAATTCCACCAGTTCCATCTCTGTAGACGTTGAAGGTTGCGCCAGTACCAACAGTACTTACGCCTGCAACGTTCAGATAGATTCCGTTAGATGCAGCAGGAACGCTAGTTGAAGTTGTGAGTCCACTCTTCTCGTTGACAGCACCTTGATAGAGGTCAAAACCACCAACAATGGAACCACCGATAGATACGGTCTCTCCAACAGTGTATCCTGCACCAGCATTAACAATTACTGCACTAGCAACATTACCGTCAGTATTGTTTCTGGTGATTGTAAATGTTGCACTATTTCCATTTGCTGAAGAAGTACCAGCAACACCAGTATAAATTTGTCCTTGCTGACCATTGATTGCTGTAGAGGTTGTAATACCTACTGCAGCGATAGAGTCTTTAGGAGAAGTTACTAAATTGTTTGAATCAATAAACGTCAATCTTTGATTGGTCAAGAATGACGCATATGTGCTATTCTCTGCGTAAGTAACCGCAGTCTCTCTTCCAATTTGAGTTCCACCAGTAGCAACTCTGGATTCGATCTTAACAACAACTGCACTAGTGTCGATTACACCACCATCAATTACTTGAGTGATAATACCCTTAAGGTATCCAGTAAATGGTGTTGTGCGTCCAACGCCAGGAATAACAGCACCAGTGATATCTACGGTGACGCCATATCCAACGGCAGCACCGAGAGCGGTAGCTGAAGTAGTTCCAATACCCAGAACTTGATCACCGAAGTTGTCGATGAAGCAAACTTTAAGATCGTTACCCCACTCTCCAGGATTCTTGGCAGCGTAAAGCCAGTTGGGAGCGTCAGTGTGGTTTGCTTGGTAATCGTCGTAGTTTTTAATTTTGATGTCTCTGCTTTCTACCAGAGCACCTGCGTTTGCGTTCTTAAGTTCCTCTCCGTCTACACGGACAACCTTCATTACACCACCATAAGATAAGAAGGATGAAGCACTCATCCAGTACTCATAGTGCTGATCCGAAGATCTTGGTTGACCAAAAACGTTAATAAGCTCTTGCTCTGTAGATACCGTAGTGGGTTCGTTGACAGGACCCAGTTCAAACGGACCCGCAATCGCTCCAATATTATCAAGAACGTTTTCAGCTCTTCCTACGGTTAAATCAACCTCTCTAGTTAGTACACCAGGAGATAATTGAGGAGTCGCCATGGATTCTGTCTCCTTGTAAGTCTCAGTTTATCTGAAAATATTTATTAAAAAGTGACTTTTCACGGGGGAATTGTGACGTGAACTACCAATCTGGATAATTCCACCCTCCACAATCAACAGACTTTCTTTTACGCACTCTCTTCTTTGTGCATTCTTTGCACTCATATGCATATGAAGATGCTACTGCTCCTCTATCTTTTCTTGTTCTATAAAACCCTTCGACTAAATTCTTTGTCTCGCCACAAAGTCTACATTTTCTATCATATAATAATAAATGACCTAGTTTTAACTGACCATCTAAGTCCATT